TGAATTTCTGTAATAGCTTCAAAAATTTGCCCTATTCTCTTTAGGTTTCCGCTGAAAGATGAATAGTTAAATGAATTAATTCCAGATTTGTTGAGAATACCGGTTAAGTTCACGCCTGAGCCTGAGCCACCGATTATTTGGTCTGAGATAGTTTGTCTAACCATAAACCTCAACCTACTGTCAATGTAACCTTGTGCAGCAGATACATCAGCTAAGAGTTCCTCTGTCATTGGAATAAATGCTCCAATCTTTCTGATTTCCTCTGTTCGTTCAGTGAACGCAAGTGCGCTTTCTCCGAGTGCGCTTCCTTCTGCTGTTGGAGCTGCGTTGTTAGTATATGTTGTTTCCTCAAGATACTTATACTGATATTGGTCAGTAGTAATTGTATCTATTAATGCTGGAATAACATAAGGGTCTAACTGTGCAGATTCCTGTATTCTTGGCGACCTAACAACCGCAGGTGGCCATGTAGATTCAGTTACAGTAGTTTTAGTTTCAACTTGTGGATTCCACTTAAGCTCTGACTTAACATTCTTAACGCCTGTCTTGACGAAAGTTTGGTAAGCGTCAGATTCAATAAAAGATTGTCCAAGAGTTTTGTATTCTTCAGTTTCAACTCTTTCAGAATGTATTGCTTTTGGCTCTACTTTCTTTCCAGCTTCTACTTCAGCTTCCATATTCTTTTTCTCATTCTCAATTTGTTGTGCTTCTTTAATAGAATCAACTAATTCAGACATTCTTTCATTTCTCTTAGCCCACTCTTCCTTCTTTTCAGAATCAAAATCTGTTGTATCAACATCTTTAAATTCGTTAAGAGTGTTTTCTCTAAGCTCTTGTAGTTCCTTTTTGAGTTCGACTAATTTACTCATTAATTTCTCCTACAATTCCTCGTCCATAGTTTCTACTAGGACTTTCTCTGTTTCTAAAAGTATTGTCGTATCATCAACTTCTTCAATTTCTTCACTTACATCAGCAGAAGCGCCAACAGTTAATAGAGTATCTATATCCTGATGTGCGTTTTGTAATGCGTCTTGCAAGTCGGTAATTAAATTAGTTGCCTCATCAGACAATAATTTATCTTTTGATAAGCGTAAGGCAGTAAGCTCCCTAGCTCTTTTAACTAATGAAGTTAAAGTGGTAAGCACTTCAGCAACTTCTTCGTTAAATCTTTTTCCTTTTTTTTCTTCTTGTTCATCTCCTTTAACTGACATAGTGTAGGTATTTTGATTTGCACCTACAAGAACAGGAGATACTTCCCAAACTTTTACATCTTTAAGAAACCTAACCTCAATCTCTTCGTTGTTATCTTTCTTAAACATTCCATTCTCAGAGTCAAGAACTTCATAACCAAAAGACCATTGTTGCAAATCGCCCATAGCTTTAACTGTATTGAATGCGTCCCTGCCTCTTTCTGTGTCCATTATGAATTGACCTTTGAACACTGCTCTTTTATCATCTTGAACTATTTGACCTCTACCGATTACATCTTTCCAATCGTGAGCCCATACCATAGCTACGCCTCTTTCTCCATAACCACTTTTAATAGAGTTAGGCATAACCACATCTCCGTCTGAATCGACTTCATTAAAGTTTGAAAAGACTGCTTGAACTTTACCCTCAACTTCGTCTGTCGTTATTATATTTACTGTTTTATGTTGCATATTTTTAGCCATATATATCTCCCTTATATTACATCTTTTTTTCGTGATATACCAGCATACACCTACAATTAATTACAAGTCCTGCTGGTGCTCCATTACTACTGTCCCCTGGGTATTTCATTTGGTAACCTTGAGTTACAAACATCTCATCTTGCTGGACTTCATCTCCATCAAGAAACCTATGTGCGTCCCTTACTTTTCCGTCCCTTTGAGTTATCCATTCTTTAGTAGTAATAATTTCTAATTCTTCAACAGTTTGTTGTTGAGAAAAGTTAGCCAAGACTAAGCCCTCTGTTCTTGCGATAGTTAATGCTCTACTCAAATTCTTTTTACCAAGCGACTTAGATATTTCTTTTTTTATAAATTCGTCCCTAGCTTTTCCTGTTAAACCTAAACGAGTAGCTTCATCATAACCTCTACGAAGCGCCCTATTCAAATTGTCTTTCATAGTCTTTGACATTTCAGGAACATAAGTATCTAATCTATTCTCAACAAAACGCCTAGCGCTTCTATTATATTTTGTTCTATTAACAGGTATTTGTCTGCCCCTACCACGAGTTGGGTGGAAGCCATTTTCAATAACTTCTTTTCTTGGTTTCCTACGACTTGCTCTCCTAATTGCTTCTTGTTCAGCAGGAGAAAAAGTTGAATTGTTATCCGACACTTCTTTCAATGCTTCAGGTAAAAGTGTTTCAACAGTAGTGTATGCAAAGTCCCAAGCCATACTCATATACAATGGTGTCAATGCGTCATACCAAGTTTCCCTTGCTTCCCTATCGATAGCAGAATTTACAACACCTTGCACACCCTCAGTTACACCAAGCTCTGCATACATTTTATTTATTAATCTTGTTTGCTTTTGAAGTAACCTAAAGTATTCAGCTGCGAAAACAAAATCCCAATTTGAAAGTTGAGTATCATATTGTTTCCATAAAAAGTCTTTTACATCTTCAGAGCGGAAACGATTAACTCTATAATCCCAGCCCTGTTCTCTTAGGGCAACCCTACGATTGATTAATTCCTCTGCGGTTTCAAATTTCATTTTGATTTAGATACATCACTAAATCTTGATATTTGTTCCAACCTGCGTTTAGCTAATTCTTCAGTTGGGTAGCAACCCATATTCCTACCGCTATCTTCGGCTATTACACAGAATTGATTTTCAATTTTTTTAATTACTTTATTTGTTAACGCAGAGTTTTCAATTTCATCTTCAGTAACAGCTTCAGGTGTATATTCTGCTTCAGGAACATCTACTTCTGCTTCTCCTGTATATTCACTTTCATAATCTCTTGCAACAGAGTTACCTCTTAAATAATAGTTTTGGCTTTCATCAGTAGGAAGCCCAACAAGTTGCCTACCCTCAGATACAGTTACCCAACCACCCTGAATGCCTACATTTATTCTTGTAAACAATTCGTTATGGTCTTGTTGTAAAGCTCTTACTTCAGAAAAGTCATACTCAGCGTATGCAACTTGTGAAGATTCAAAATCAGGAAGCAATATTTGTTGTGTCATTTCTTCTGCAACCATTTTCCATAAAGGTATTAATTTAGATTCAGTAAAAAACTCTCTCAACTCTCTTGCGTTTGAGTAAGTTGCTCTATCAAGACCAGCACCAAGTCCAGCCAAGATTGCAGGAACACCAAGCACAGCAGATATTCTTTCTTCAGGAACACGCCTTAACAAACCTATATCTAAATCTTTTGGACTAAAGGATAACTTCTCAACATTCATAGCACCACTTAATACAAGTGGCTTACCTTTATTTTTCCCTGAAACTTTTTGTTGATATGTCTTTGCTATTTGTTGCGCTTCTTCTTCGCTTGGTCCAAATTCATCTTTCGGTGTAATCATTACACTAGGAACACCCATATTGGATAACAAAGCAGTAGCCATTTGCCCTGCGCTTTCATCTCCATAAATTTCCCTTAATACAGTTTTAAGCGGAGAGAATCCTGTCTTGTGGTTTTTACTATCCAACCCAAGCCTAAAGTGGACTACATCTGTGTTGTCTAATATAAACTTTTCTTCTTCTGTTTCATAAACATAGTGTGTAATCAATTCATCTTTTGTTCCTTTAGGTGTTACTTGCTCAGGCATTAAAGGATAGAGAGAAACCAACTGCCCTGCTTCGTTTTTTTGTTTAAGTAAGTAAGCGTCCCCTGATACATGCATAGCATTTATGATATATTGCTGGACAACATCTCCACTCATATATGGATTAGGTCTGCGCATTAACAAGCTCAAAGGGTGGTTAGGTATAATTAACTTTTCTCCGTGCTCATCTTGAGTGCAAACTTTAAGTGATGCTTCAGAAAAAGAAACGCCTAAAACTTGTAAACAAGAAACAACAGCAGAGTTAGACTCTCCATTTCCCAAGCCCTGCAAATTCCAATCCCCAGCGCTAGTGTTATATCCTTGAATATATGAATTGTTACTACCCCAGCTACTATCGTTAAGGTCGTCCCTGAAAAAATTATACCCTGTGCTTCTTTTAGTGCTTCCTCTTAATATTGGTCTGTTAATACCAATCGTTTCCCAAAAACTTCTCCGAGCCAAATTCTCTCTCCTTTAATAAGCTACAAATTTACTACGCTTAGCTACCTGTAAGATAGCGTAAGCTAAACTATCAACTTGGTCGTCATACTCTCCGTCTGGAAATTGTAACATTTCTTTTTCCAAGTCGCTATACCATAAAGCATTAACAGGAAAATACACAAGACCGCTCTCCATTTTGGCGGATAAAGGTAAAGCCCTACTAAACTTGTCTTTATCTGCTTTTAATCTTACTATCGGTAATGTTGTTTGTCTTTTTATGATTTGAATTAATGCTAATTGATAACCAGCAGACTCAACACCAATTACATCTGGATTCCACTTCTCATTAATAGATTCCAACAGCTTGATTACATCAGGTGCTTCTAATCTTTTCCTAACGACTTCAAGAACAAATATATTCTGCTGTTTATCCACGCCGATTGTAGTTGCAACAGTAAAGTCTGCGCTCTCTCTAGTAGAGGTAGCCAAATCCACTGCACAAATAATCCGTAAGTCCTTAGTAGAAACAGTTTTGCCGTCATACCTAAAGACTTCATTTGTGAATAAATATCCTTTATCATCATAATCCTCGTATTCATCTCTCTTATAATACTTAAACCATTCTTGCTTAAATAGTCCACCAGACTGCTCAATGAATTGCGCTAGATATTCTTGCGAAAAAAGATACGAGCCAATTTCTTTCTTAGCTATTTCTAATTCCGACAATGGTACTAGCGGATTGGTGCTTGTTGGCTTTTGCCACCTCTCCCAATCTTCACTCTGCCCAGCCTCATCATATATCTTAGCAAACCAATTATATCCCTTTGGCGTTGAGATAAATAAAGCTCCACCTTGACGCTCAGTAAGAGTAGGTCTTAAAACTTCTTTCCAAGTTGCTTCTT